ACTAGCAGAGTATATCAATATTAATATTGTGACTAGGCCAGAGACTGTAAACATTCATGGAGTTCCAGTATGTTTTCTGCCTTGGATATGTGCAGACAACTACCAAGACTCGATGAATGAGATAAAGAACACTAAGGCTGACCTATGTATGGGTCACCTTGAGATCGCAGGTTTTGCAATGTATAGAGGAGTAGAATCACATGATGGATTATCTAAAGATGCTTTCAGTAAATTTGACATGGTATTTTCAGGACATTACCATCATCGTTCTGACGACGGGCATATTTATTATCTCGGGAATCCTTACGAGTTAACGTGGCAAGATTATAAAGATCCTCGTGGCTTTCATCTTTTCGATCTTTCAACTCGTCAACTCGAATTTGTTCAGAATCCCTATAGTCTATTCGAGCGATATGAATATGATGATACATTAAACGAAGAAGATCCACTCTTTGTAAACTTTAAAGATAAGTATGTTAAAGTGGTTGTCGTTAATAAGACTGATTATTACAAGTTTGATAAGTTCATTACTAACTTATATAATTCCAATCCTCTTGAAGTTAAAATCATAGAAGATTTTTCGGAGTTTACAGAAGGTCAAGTAGATGATACAATTAACCTTGAGGATACGTCTAGTGTATTGTCTAACTATATTGATTCACTCGAGACTGATGTAGACAAAGAACGTATTAAGAGTTTTATGAAGACACTTTATACAGAAGCTGTGAACGTTGAGGTAGTATAGGTTGGAAGTAGAAAGATAAATGATTATATTCAAAACTCTATCATGGAAAAACTTTTTGTCTACTGGTAATGTAGCCAATACGCTTATTCTAGATAAATCGCAAAGCACATTAGTAGTAGGTCGTAATGGTGAAGGTAAGTCAACTATGCTTGACGCTCTCACCTTTGCTCTGTTTGGTAAACCATTTCGTAACATCAACAAACCTCAACTAATTAACTCCATCAATCAAAAGAATTGTGTAGTCACTATAGAATTTTCTATTGGTGGTACAGAATATAAAATCATACGTGGTATCAAGCCAAACATCTTTGAGATATGGTGTAATGGTAACATGATTAATCAAGATGCTGCAGCAAAAGATTATCAAAAGGCTCTAGAGCAACAAATACTTCGTCTCAACTATAAGACATTTACTCAAGTAGTCATTTTAGGTTCAGCATCATTCGTACCTTTCATGCAACTTCCAGCATGGCAACGTCGTGAAGTTATTGAAGACATTCTTGATATTGGTGTATTCTCTACGATGAATCAAATTCTGAAGGAAAGAATAAATGAAAACAAAGATGAGCTTAAGGCGATTGACTCCAAGATCGAAGGGGCCAAAAGTAGTGCTGAGGTACAGAAAAAACTCATTGGGACGTTGGTTAATTCTAAAAGGGATCAGGTGGCACAGATCCGTAAGCAGATTAATGATAATGAAACAGAGATTGCTTCGAATGAGGCGCGTTGGGAGATTCTCAATAACCAAATGAATGACCTAATGGTATCTTGTGATAATGCAAAAGAACTCGAGAAACTTGTATCTGCATCTATAAAAGCCAAGAACTTATTCACTCATACTAGAGAACAGAACGAAAAGACATTAACATTCTTTTCTAGCAACGAAACATGTCCATCATGTTCTCAAGGAATACCACACTATCACAAGACATCTATTGTTGATACTCTTACTAAAGATCAGAATGAAATTGATAATAGTCTAAGAGTTATTGAAGAAGCACACGTCAAACTAATAGAACGTCAAGAAAAGCTTAATGAAATTAATAAAGAACTCTTAGCACTTAACGTTCAATGCAACGCTATCAATAGTTCTAATTCAACTCTCATAAAACAGAACAAAAAATTAGAACAAGACATTTTACTTGCGAACAAAGATACTACAAACATAGATGTTGAACGAACCAAACTTAAAGAGATGGCTGATGAAGCACTTCTTTTGATTAATAGAAGAAGTGAATTGTACGAGGAAAAGCAGATACATGATGTGTCTGCTTTATTGCTAAAAGATACTGGAATCAAGACTGCTATTATTAAAGAGTATCTTCCTGTCATGAACAAACTAATTAATGGCTATCTAACTGCTATGGATTTTTATGTTCACTTCGAGTTAGATGAAGCATTCAACGAGAAGATTAAGTCTAGATTCAGAGATGAATTTACTTATGCATCTTTCTCCGAAGGCGAAAAGATGCGAATAGATCTAGCAATACTCTTCACATGGCGTCAGATCGCAAAGATGAAGAACAGTGTTAATACAAATCTTCTAATTCTTGACGAGATCTTTGACTCAAGTTTAGATAACACTGGCACAGACTACTTCCTCTCAGTGATGAATGCGCTTGGAGAAAAGTCAAACATCTTTGTGATATCACATAAAGGTGATCAACTATTTGACAAGTTCCATTCTGTTGTCAAATTTGAAAAGAAGAATGACTTCTCAACCATAGCTTAAAACAAAAGTATTCAAAAAGAATAATAGAAGTCCTGTACAAATATTCGTCTTATAGATAGAATTACCCTACAAACTAGGAAAGGTACTATGGACATCCAATCCCAATCACAAGATATGCTAGCTCGTCTGCTAGCCACAGAGAACATCGATGTTGTACGTGGTCGAGTTCGTACTGCTATGTTCGACATTCTTAATCGTCGATTGATCCTCCCTCGCTGGAAGGAGATGAGTTCTACTGTTGAAGAAATGCTCATGCTACATGAAGTAGGTCATGCACTCTTCACTGGTCAGGAAGCATATGGTGTTGTATTCGATACAAAGAAACACCTTAAGACATACGCCAACGTTATTGAAGACGTTCGCATTGAAAAGAAAATGAAAGAACGTTATCCAGGTTCACGTAAGTCGTTTAATATTGGCTACCGTGAACTTAACGAACGAGACTTCTTTGGTGTCAAAACCCGTGATCTATCACAACTTCTGCTTATTGATCGCATTAATCTCTACTACAAAGTAGGATTTAACTGTGGCGTAAAGTTTACTTCTGAAGAACAACTGTTCCTTCGTCGTGTAGATCTATGTAACACCGAAGACGACGTTATCAAACTAGCCGAAGAAATCTATGAGTACAGTAAAGCTAGTCATGAAGAAAAGAAAAAGCTAAGTCAGACCATGCGTCAAGAACTTCAACAAGAGTTAGACGACGAGGAAGATAGTGGCTATGAAGATGGTGATGAATATGACATGGACGACATCGATGAGTGGGATACTCAAGATAGCGATGATGTAGATTCTTATGAAGAAGAAGCTAAAGAAAAGCCTAAAGCTACTCGCACTGGTTATTCTCCACAAAAAGAAGAAGACGATGAAACTCAACTTGAGTCGGTGACGGCAAACAAGTTTGAAGAAACTCTGAATCAATTTGCTGATGAAGATCTCGAGATTCAATACTTCACACCACGCTTTGAATTCAACGAAAGCACAAATCCTATTGTAGATTACAAGCGTATTATCAAAGAGATTAGCGATTATAAGAGTTGCTTCAACAAAGAAAAGTCTCTTAAGTTTAAGACTACTAACTCTCCTGTTGTTAGTTATTTAGTCAAAGAATTTGAAATGCGTAAGTCTGCCTCTTCTATGAAGAGGGCTAAGATCGCTAAGCTCGGTCAACTCGATAGTCGTAAACTTTATGCATACAAACTGAAAGATGATCTATTCCGTCAAATCATGCAAGTGAAAGATGGAAAGAAACACGGCATGATCTTTTTGCTCGATTGGTCTGGTTCAATGTTTGATTATATTGAAGAAACTATTGAGCAAGTTATCAACCTTGCTATGTTCTGTCAGCGAATTCAAATTCCTTACCAAGTGTTTGCCTTCACGGATGGATATGGCGATAGGTACAATTCCTATGATCAGCCTGCAAGTTCTCATGTTGAAGGTGGAATTGGTAACGGAAATAGATTTACTCTGCTTGAATTTTTCTCGAATAAAATGTCAACTAGCGAATTCAACAAGATGATTGATGTTCTTATGTCTCGTCCATACAGTGTTCCTAACTATGGACTAAATGGCACACCACTGAATGAATCACTATTGTTTATGGTTGATTACATTGGCAAGTTCATTAAGAATAATGCAGTCGAAAAGATGTCGTTCATTACACTTACTGATGGCGAAAGCGGTGCACTCTATTCTAACGAAAAGAGAATCAGCAATGGAAGCTCTTGGAGATATGATAAGCAGGGTTTAGCACGTAAAATCAATGTGAAAAGTTATATGCGTGATCCCATCACTAAGAAAGATTATGACTTTAGCGATGATGGTCAACAACAAACTTCTGTTCTGCTTAACGTCATTAAAGATAGATACAACACGAGTAATATCGGGTTCTTCATTATGACGTCAACTACTCGATCAGCAAACAACTTTGTTCGACACAACATGTCGAATATATGCACTGATGGAAATAGCGTATATGCTATGATGGAGAAGATCACCTCATCTCTGAGAAAACAAAAGTATTGTATTCTCGACAATGTTGCAGGACGCGATGAGTACTATCTTCTGAATTCTAAAGCTAGAATTGAAGATAGCAACCTTGATTCTGTGAATACGGCAATGTCATCTTCTCAGATGTCTAAGGCGCTAGGCAAAGTGTTCAACAGTCGTAAGACTTCACGGGTAGTGCTCAATAAGTTCATCGGCATGGTGGCTTAAAACAAAAGTATTCAAAAAATAATAGACGAAGTATGTACAAATATTCGTCTATTAGATACAATAGATATACAACAACTTGATGGAGTACCTATATTATGGATCAAAATTTTATTAATGCCTTGGTTGAAGCTCATCCTGATGTCGGTTCAACCGGCACCGTTTCTCGAGCTCAGATTCTTGATGTGATGCAACGACTTGGCACGACTAAATACCCTATGTGGATTATGGAGAATAAAGTCAGTCGCGGTCTTTATGCAATCCCAGGCGGTAATGCTGTAACGGTAGAAGAAACAATGCAATCAACCACAGTCGAAAAAGACACATCACTTGTGCCGAAGGTAGATACTAATTACGTTCCCTTTGGTAATCATAAAGACATTGACACTATTATTAAGTCACGTCAATTTTATCCCGCATACATTAGTGGTCCTACTGGCAACGGCAAGTCAACGACTGTCGAACAGTGTTGCGCTAAGAATAAAGTTCCACTCATTCGAGTCAACTTGAATATGATGACTGACGAAGATCAACTCATTGGTTCTAAGACTTTGGTTGATGGTAACGTTCAGATTGTCGAAGGTCCAGTTCTAATCGCAATGCGTATGGGTATTCCCCTTCTGCTTGATGAAATTGATGCAGGCTCTGCAAACACTCTGCTGTGTTTGCAACCAGTTCTTGAAGGTAAACCCTACTACTTCAAGCTTAAGAATGAGCTCGTGTATCCCGCAGCTGGATTCACTGTGTTCGCAACTGCAAACACTAAAGGTAAGGGTTCGGACGATGGACGATACATTGGTACCAACGTTTTGAACGAAGCATTCCTTGAGCGATTTGCAATCACTTTCAATCAAGACTATCCATCAGCTATGGTTGAAAAGAAAATTGTCATGAATCTAATGAAGTCCTACTCATGTGAAGACGAGGAGTTTGCAAACAACCTAGTTAAATGGGCTGATGCAATCCGTAGGACCTTTGCAGATGGTGGTGTGGATGAAACCATTACCACTCGTCGATTAGTGCATATCGTACGTGCCTTCTCAATCTTCAAAGATAAGAAGAAAGCGATCGAGTTGTGTATTAATCGATTTGACGATATAACTAGAAATGCCTTCGCTGATCTGTTTGAAAAGGTAACCACTCCTGAAGCAGTTGAAGTAGAAGCTCAAGCGCCTTCAGCAACGGAAGAAATTCCATTCTAACCCTGTACAAATATTCGTGAATATTGTATAATATTATTTTGAAACCCGTAAGGAAATTTATTATGAACTACTCTGATCTTAACAAAACTCAAAAGCGTTGTATTGATGCCTTCATCGAGCTTAATCCTAAGCTAGAATCTCAGGCTACCATCACTCGCACAGAAGTTGAACAACTCTTCTTCAAATTGCATGCAGAGCGTGCAAATGGTGGATCCAAAATTGGTTACCCTATGTGGCTTGTCAAAGGTGACAAGATCTCTCGTGGCGTGTATCAATTCCCTGCTCCTAAACTTGATACTGCTCCGGCAAAGACTACTTCTAAATCTAAAGTCTCTGCTCCTAGCGTAAAAGTTGACGAAGAAGAAAAAGAATTTTTTACAAACCTTAAAGACTATGGTATTATAGAAACAGCTTAAGCAATTAAGTCATTCCTAGGAGTGCGGCTTAGCCATCGCTGCACTTCTTTTTTCGTCTGATGGTTATATCATGGAGATATTATGTCTAAACTTGCACGTCTTGAAAAATACCTGAATTCAGGTTCCACCGCCACTCCCCGCCAGATCACTGGTATGTTTGGCATCGCTAATCCTACCGCTGCTATTCATGCATTGCGTAGCAAAGGTGTTTGCGTTTATGCAAACCGCGCCACTCTCACTACTGGCGAACGTACTACCAAGTACGCAGTTGGTCGTCCTACCAAGACCATGATTCAAGTAGCACACTCGCTCGGCTTGTTTGCTTAATTGATTTGTACTTAGGAGAGGGCTCAGGTTATAATCAATCTGAGCCCTCTTTTATTGGTGAATTATGGCAACTAAAGAAGATATAAAGAAATCACAAAATGCTACCACTGGTGGACGTAAGTTCGACGGTGGTAAACTTCGTTATGGATTGATACCTCCTCTTGCTCAAGCTGAAATGGTAAAGGTTCTTACCTTCGGCGCAGAGAAATACGAGCCAGACAACTGGAAGAAAGTACCTGATTCGCTTAATCGATATTTTGACGCTCTAGAAAGACACATCTGGGCGTGGAAAATGGGAGAGCAAATAGATCCTGAAAGTAATATCCATCACTTAGCACACGCTATGTGTTGCCTTGCTTTCTTATACGAACACGACATAAAATATTCTAAGGAGAATATCAATGGAACTAAGTAAAGAAACACTTGCACTTATTAAAAACTTTGCTAGCATCAATGGCAGCATTGTTTTGAAGCAAGGAAATAAATTGGCTACGATCTCAGAAGGCAAGAACGTAATGGCCGAGGCGTCTATCGCTGAATCACTGCCTATGGATTTTCCTATCTATGATCTAGGTGAATTCCTAAATGTAATATCGCTATTCCCTACTACGAATCTTGACTTCTCTGAGAAGCATGTCACAGTTTCTGATGGTGGAACTAGCAAGATCAAATACTTTGCGGCCGGTGAAGGTCTTGTAAAATCTGCACCTAATACTGTTAAGTTTCCAGGTGAAGATGTAACCTTTAGACTAGATGCATCACAACTTGCAATGATTCAACGCACATCATCTGTTCTTAAAGCAAGTGATGTATCAATCGTTGGTGATGGAACTAACATTAAAGTTCTTGTATCTGACAAGAAAAATGCAACATCCAATGCGTATGAAGTTACCATTGGTCAAACATCTGAAGAATTTAAAGCAAACATTAAGGTTGAAAACCTGAAGATGCTTCCTAACGATTACGATGTAGCTATCTCGAAGAAGAAGATTTCTCGCTTCAAGCATACCGCATCCGATCTAACTTACTACGTTGCAATCGAGGCTGACTCGGAGTTTTAAATGGATGGAAGTGCATTCAGAGGAGTTGGCGAGACAGTAGCTCTCCTCTTTATCGTTTGCTGCATCTTCGTTCCACTAGGAATCTGGAAACTAGTAGACATTGTTATTTGGTTATATAAACACGTGAGCATTACTATATTATGAGTAACCAATATTTGTGGGTCGAGAAGTATCGTCCTCAGACTATCGATGAATGCATTCTGCCCGATTCGATGAAGAAGACGTTTAGGGAATTCATCAACTCTGGTGAACTTCCTAACTTTTTGTTTTGTGGTGGAGCAGGTGTAGGTAAGACTACAGTTGCAAAAGCACTTTGTAATGAGATTGGTGCAGAGTATCTTTTCATTAACGGTTCTGAAGAATCGGGAATTGATATTCTTCGTAGTAAAATTAAAAACTTTGCATCTTCTGTTTCACTAACTGATGCGAAGAAAGTAGTCATCCTTGACGAGGCTGATTATCTTAATGCTAACTCTACTCAACCAGCTCTGCGTGGGTTCATTGAAGAGTTCAGTAGTAATTGTAGATTCATCTTTACGTGTAACTTTAAGAATCGTATCATTGAACCTCTACACTCTCGTTGTGCAGTTGTCGAATTTAAGATTGAAAATTCTGAGAAGCCAAAGATTGCTGCAGGCTTTTATCGCCGCGTAATGGACATCCTTTCTTTTGAAAAGGTTGAGGCTGATAGTAAAGTTGTTGCTGAATTAATTACTAAATACTTTCCAGATTATCGTAGGATCCTAAACGAGCTCCAACGGTATTCTGTAAGTGGTGTTATTGATTCGGGTCTTCTCGTTAATCTAGGTGATGAATCATACCTAGAACTTGTTAAGAATCTTAAAGCTAAAAACTTTACCGAAGTTCGTAAGTGGGTAGGAAGAAATAGTGATATTGAATCCACTGAACTTTTTCGCAAACTCTATGATAAAGCTGTTGATTATCTCGAGCAGTCTTCTATCCCTCAACTCGTTTTGATACTCGCTGAATATCAATATAAGGCGGCGTTTGTTGCAGATCGTGAAATTAATACGATGGCGGCACTTACTGAATGTATGGCTCAACTGAAGTTTAAGTAATGGATCCAATTCTTCTAGTTTTTTTAACACATGTTTTTTTCTTCTGGCTAGGCTGGAATTGCCGAGAGTTGCGTGCATATCTTTGGCTAAGGAAAAACGTTTCATATGTTGAAGAAGAAGAAGAGAAAGACTCTAGTCAAGTACAAATCATTGTAGATATAAAAGATGATATGATTTTTATTTACGAAAGAGATACTCTTCGATATCTCGCTCACGGCAAAGATCACGAGGGTATAGAAAAAATGTTAATGGAAAAGTTTCCAGGTAAAACCTTTGCAGCATCTGCTCAAGATCTTTTGAAATTAAGCAAATGACAACATCATTCTTTGATTTTCTAAATTCTATAAACGACACTAAGGTTGACCTAATAAAGGAAGATCCTCAAAGTGAAAAGGATTACGTTCCATTCATGGTTAATCGTGGGTTATCTTACTTTGCAGACACTGTTATGTTTGCAAACGAAATGAACTCATATTCTTCTATCAATAAAAACTGGCAATTTGATTTTTATAGAATCGGTGTACCAAAAAAGAAACGCTTTTCAAAGTGGCATAAAAAAGATCAAGCTACTGATGAAATTAAGATTGTTATGAAAGAGTATGGTTACTCCTCTGAAAAAGCTGCTAGAGCTTTAGAGTTACTTACTGAAGAACAAGTTAAAACTCTTAAGGAAAAATACAAAATCGGAGGTAGATAAACGTATAAATATTACAGTCTAATGCAAATATTATGACAATAAATACAAGAGGTAGTGAAAATGACTGTAGAATTAATTTATTACGATTGGACTCCTGATTCAATGCTTGAGGTGATTTTGCCAGAACCTGATAACTTTCTAAAGGTTCGTGAAACACTCACTCGTATCGGAGTGGCTTCCCGTAAAGATAAAACACTGTATCAATCTTGCCACATTTTGCATAAGCAAGGTAGATATTTTATCGTTCACTTTAAAGAATTGTTTGCGCTTGATGGTAAAGAAGCAAACCTTACAAGTGGAGATATAGAGCGTAGGAATACTATCACCGGTCTTTTATCAGACTGGGGATTGTTAAAAATCGTTGTACCGGCTAAAGCGGAACAACGAGTTTCTTTGTCGCAAATCAAGGTTGTATCCTTTAAGGAAAAGGCCGATTGGACACTAACCGCCAAATATAATATTGGCAACAAAAAACTAAGTATGGAGAAATAAATGTTAAAATTTGAATTGACACTCGATGAAGCAAACACAGTTCTTGGTTCACTAGGCAAGCAGCCATTTGACATAGTGGCAAGTCTTATTACCAAAATCCAAGAACAAGCTCAACCTCAACTTCCAGCTCTAGAAGCTAAAATGAAGGCCGAGGCAGAAGCTAAGGCTGCAGCTGCAGAAAAAGTTAAAGCAGAAGCCGTAAACTAATATAAATAGTTATATCCCTCGGGATGGGAACGTAAGGCTCTTCTACCTTAGGAGCGTCTAAAGCTGACACTACGATAAGGTGTCCCTGTAGCCAGTAAGCAGGATTTAACCGACATGCCTTCGGGGTGTCATTTTTATTTTACTCGCTTAATAGGAGCAAACTATGTTGCAAAACATCAACACGGCTATTGATACATTTCAAGACGCCAAAACTCAGTTCGTCAAAACATTCGTCACGAATGAAGAACTTGCAAAACCCCTCAACGCCTTTATTCAAGCACAAAGCGCTTACGCTAAAGCTGTAACTGCAGAAGCATCTAAGTTTTTTACAACGCTTGGTCTTGCTGCATATAGCTTTGACGCTAAAAAAGCTTACGCTAAGAAATAAGGAGTGAACTATGACATACATTAAAGATGTATTTGGCCGTGATGTCTTTAAAGACTTCGATAAATTCTATGTAGGATTTGACGATCAGTTCAATCGACTAGCCAAGATTCACGATGATATAACTAAATCTATTCCTAACTATCCTCCTTATAATATTAAGAAGACCGGTGATAATCAATACACTATTGAAATTGCTGTAGCAGGTTTTGCGCAGCAAGACATTGATATTGAAATTCAAGGTGGTCAACTTATTGTTAAGGGTAATGTTAAGAATGCTGAAGAAGATGATACCAATTATCTATTCAAAGGCATTGCAGCTCGCAACTTCACTCGCACCTTCGCTCTTGAAGATCAGATTGAAATTAAAGATGCAGAGTTGTTTAATGGTATGCTAAAGGTATTCCTTGAGCGTATTATTCCAGAATATAAAAAGCCTAAAAAGATCGCTGTTAAAGAAGGCGGTAAAAAACAACTCCTAACCGAGGAGCGTAAAAATGAAATTACTGAATCTCTTTAAGAAAGCAATCGTGTTTTTGATCGAAACAACACAAGAAATTAGAACTTCGATCCAAAAAGCAAGAGACCAAAAGTATAAAAATACGTAATAGTATTGTACTTTTAATCATGAATGGGATATAATTACTATATCCCATTTTCAATTTTATTATGCGATTTTATACATCAGTTAACCGCTACGGAAACAACCTTCTATATCGTGGATATCAAGACGGTCGTCGCATCAAGAAAAAGATTGCCTTTAAACCTACACTGTATGTGAAGGGTAAGGGCAACTCTAAATTTACTTCTCTCGATGGTGTCAATGTAGATGCGATCGAGTTCGACTCTATGCGCGAAGCAAAAGAGTTTGTAGAAAAATACTCAGACGTTGAGAACTTTAATGTCTATGGTAATACGAACTATATTGCGCAATTCATTGCACAAGAATTTCCCAATGAAATTAAGTTTGAACGCAATAAGATTCGTGTTCATACAATTGATATTGAGGTTGCGTCTGATCAGGGTTTCCCTGAACCCAACCAAGCACTTCATCCAGTAATTGCTATTGCTATTAAAGATAGTATCCTCGACACATACTTCGTGTGGGCTCTTGGCGATTATGATGTTGAGAAGTCTATCATGAAAACTTCTCAGGTTCGATATACGAAATGCAAGGATGAACAAGATCTGCTAAAGCAGTTCATTGCGTTTTGGCATGATGAATTCACTTGCCCTGATGCAATCACTGGATGGAACATTCGCACATTCGATATTCCATATCTTGTAAACCGAATCAATCGTATGCTCGGTCAAGATGACGCCAAGAAACTATCTCCTTGGGGATTGGTTGAAGAACGTATGGTATCAATGCGTAAAGGCCAAGTACAAATCTATGATCTGATTGGTATTGCACAGCTAGACTACATGGATTTATTCATGAAGTTTGGTTATTCCTTTGGTCCACAAGAATCATATCGTCTTGATCACATTGCATATGTAGTTCTCGGTGAACGCAAACTTGCATATGATGGAACACTACATACGTTGTATCAAACTGATCACCAGAAATTTATTGACTACAACATTAAAGACGTAGATCTTGTTGACCGAATGGAAGATAAGATTGCTATGATTACGCTCACACTAACTATGGCGTATAAAGCTGGTGTTAATTACTCTGACACAATGGGTACTGTTGCTATATGGGATTCTCTAATTCATAGAACTCTTATGTCGCAGAACATTATCGTTCCGCCAAATAACGATAGCTTCAAGCGAGACTATGACGGTGGTTATGTAAAAGAACCACAGTGTGGCATTCACGACTGGGTATGTTCCTTTGACGTTAACTCGCTATATCCTAACATCATTGTTCAATGGAACATGAGTCCCGAGACAATTCTGAAAGGTGATATTCAACCTAGTGTCACAGTAGATAGATGTCTTAATGGCTTGGTCAATGACACCGACAAGTCTATGGCTGCAACCGGCCAATTCTTTTCAAAGCAGAAGCAAGGCTTTATGCCAAAGATCATTGAAGAAATGTATGATGAACGTTCTGCGATCAAGAAGAAGATGCTTGTCGCTAAACAAGAACTTGAACTAGCTGATAAGAATAATAAGGCTGAGATTTATAGAATCGAACGTGACATTAATCATTACGAAAATCAACAACTAGCAATTAAGATTCTTCTTAACTCGCTTTATGGTGCACTTGGCAACAAGTACTTCCGTTACTTCACGATGGAGATTGCAGAAGGTATTACTCTGACTGGCCAATTGATTATTAAGTGGGGCGAGAAATATATTAACGAGTATCTTAATAAAGCACTTAAGAGTAATAAAGACTATGTTATCGCAATCGATACTGACTCAATTTATGCAAACTTCTCAAACTTGGTTGATGCAGTCGTCCCCGACGCAACCACAGCAAAGAAAGTTGACTTCCTCGACAAAGTTTGTAAGAAAATCGAGACGGATGTCTTCGACGCAGCGTTCAAACAACTTGGCACAAACCTTAATGTTTTCAAACACCGAATCGGAATGAAACGTGAAGGCATTGCAGATCGTGGAATCTGGACTGCTAAGAAACGATATATACTTAATGTATGGGACAATGAAGGAGTTCGTTATGCAAACGCTAAACTCAAGATCATGGGCATCGAAGCCATTAAGTCGTCTACACCAGCGCCGTGTAGAGAAGCTATGGAGAGCCTCTTCCAGATTCTCATTAATGGTACTGAGTCTGAAACTCAACACTTTATACATGAATTTAGGAATACCTTTGACAGTCTTCCCGTCGAAGAGAAAGCTTTCCCACGTGGTGTATCCTCCCTCAAGCAATATGCGGATTCCAAAACAATCTACAAAAAGTCAACGCCAATAAATTCTCGTGCTGCATTGTTATACAATAATCTATTAAAGCAACACAGCCTAGAAAATTCATATGAAATGATCAAGGAAGGCGAGAAGATTAAGTATATTTACCTTGATCCGAAGAATCCTATGCGCGAAGATGTTATCGCATTCCCTGAAGTACTTCCTCCCGAATTTGGACTACACCGTTACATTGATAACGATAAACAATTTGAAAAATCATTCCTCGATCCAGCTAAGATTATTTTGAATGCTATTGGCTGGAAAGCAGAAGAGGAAGCAACTCTAGAGGACTTCTTTGGATGAATACAAAAAGCTTAGGTCATTATGTTAGAGTATATGATGATGTATTAGAACCAGATACGTGTAAGAAGATGATTGACGTCTTCAATGAAAAACAAAATGATTTTAATTCTCGTCGAGAATCAAAATACAGTTGGGAAAAAGATTATAGATCATTTGTAGAAGTTAACATTACTGTTGAAGAGCCATTCAAAGAATTTGTTGAAGACTATTATGCAAGAATGAAAAACGTTTACGAACATTATAAACAAGTAACTGGTGTAGAGTTCTTTCCACCAAAGTTTGCATTTGAAGATGCAAGATTAAAACGATACTTCAATAACGATTACGATCAATTCGGATGGCATGTAGACGTTGGAGATAGACCATCAGCATCAAGATATCTAGTAATGTTTACTTATCTAAATGATGTTGAAGAAGGCGGAGAAACTGAATTCGAAATAGATTGTCTTGTCAAACCAAAGTGTGGTAGAATGGTGGTATTCCCGCCTATGTGGATGTATCCTCATAAAGGAAGAAAGCCAATCAGCAATGACAAATATATTCTATCAACATACCTGCATTACACATAGGAGAAACAATGAGCATACTAGATAAAATTAAAAAGAATACTACGATTAAAGAATCAGCAATTCTTTCGCAATCTAAGTTCTTTACTAAGAAGGACATGATTTCTACTTCTATTCCAGCGATTAACGTTGCGCTAAGTGGAAGACTAGATGGTGGACTTACTCCAGGCCTTACGATGTGGGCAGGTCCTTCTAAACATTTCAAAACAGCGTTCAGCTTGCTTATGGCAAGATCATACCTAGATAAGTATCCAGATGCAGCACTTCTTTTTTACGATTCTGAGTTCGGTACTCCGCAGTCTTATTTCGATAGCTTTGGTATTGATACTGATCGCGTCCTTCATACTCCTATTACCGACCTTGAGCAACTAAAGTTTGATGCAATGCAACAGATCAACAATATAGAGCGAGGTGATCGTGTTATGATTGTCATTGACTCTATTGGCAACCTTGCTTCTAAGAAAGAAGTAGAGGATGCATTGGAAGGTAAGTCAGTTGCTGATATGTCTCGTGCTAAACAGATTAAATCTTTGTTCCGTATGGTAACACCACACTTGACAATTAAAGACATTCCTATGGTTGTAGTGAATCACACTTACATGGAACAGGGAATGTTTCCTAAGGCAATTGTTTCTGGCGGAACTGGTCCTTATTATTCAGCTGATAATATTTTCATTCTTGGCCGTCAGCAAGAAAAAGAAGGAACAGAAGTCATTGGTTACAACTTCATTATCAATGTAGAAAAATCACGATATGTTAAAGAAAAATCTAAAATACCTGTCTCTGTATCTTTTGATGGTGGTATTAGCAAATGGTCTGGCTTACTTGATATTGCTCTCGAATCCGGACATGTTATCAAGCCTAGCAATGGTTGGTATTCGAAAGTAAATAAAGAAACCGGAGAAATTGAAGATAAAAAGTATCGTATTAAAGATACAGATACTAGAGATTTCTGGATGCCAATCGTTACATCTAAATCTTTCAACGACTATGTGCAAAACAAGTATGCAATCGCGCATGGTGATATCATTCGTGACGAAGAGATCTTAACGCAAATGGAATCGTATGAAGACAACACAGTTGAGGCCGCATAAAGTTCTTGGAAGACCGGGTCACAATGGTGACTCTCATGCTTTGTGTTTTACGACTGGAGAGTTTGCTAACATCATCTTTACTTACACTGATGTTAACTTTAAGGAAGACACAGAGAATGACAAACTTGTAGTCGGATTTGAGTACTATGTTCATGATGTTCCAAAAGAATGTTATGGATATAACAAAGAAGCTTTTGAAAAAGAACTCGGCGACTTTGTGGTACAATTGCTATATTATGGACTTGAACGCGACAAACTAGGATTTATTGATGACCAAGAGAATAGAACAGACCATCCTTTCGAATCTAATTCACAATGAGGAATTTTGTCGGAAGGCTGTACCATTTCTAAAAACGGAATATTTTTCTGATCACTTCGAGAATGTGATCGCACAGGAACTTCTATCGTTCTTTACAGAGTATAATAAACCTGCATCACTAGATATTCTCGCAATCCAACTTGGAAATCGCAAGGATCTTCGCGGCGAACAGCTGGGTCAAATCGAATCTTATATCAATGAACTTACGTATAAAACTGACAACGACGATTGGTTACATAAGCACACTGAAAAGTTCTGCAAAGACCGTGCTGTCTATAATGCTATCATTAGTTCTATTGAAATCATTGATGGAAAAGATAAAGCCAGAACACAAGACGCAATACCTTCACTTCTTTCAGACGCCCTTGCAGTATCCTTTGATAGTACTGTTGGTCATGATTATCTCGAAGATTTTGAACAGAGGTACGGATTCTACCACCGACAAGAAGAAAAACTTGAATTTGATCTAGATCTTTTTAACAAGATTACAAAGGGTGGTTTATCTAAGAAAACTCTTAATGTAATTCTTGCTGGCACTGGTGTTGGTAAGTCTCTATTCATGTGTCACTACGCAGCATCTTCTTTGATGCAAGGTAAGAATGTTTTATACATCACACTTGAAATGGCTGAGGAACGTATTGCAGAACGTATTGATGCAAACCTTCTTAACATGACAATGGATGAACTTAATAAAGTTGAACTAGATGTTTATGAATCGCGTATTGGAAAGCTTATTAAGAAGACATCGGGTAAACTAATCGTTAAGGAATACCCAACTGCATCTGCTCATGCTGGTCACTTCAAAGCTTTACTTGAAGAACTTAAGATGAAGCGTAACTTCAAACCAGATCTTATCGTAATCGATTACCTAAACATCTGTGCATCATCTCGAATCAAACATGGCTCAGGTGTTAATTCCTATACATATGTTAAGTCTATCGCTGAAGAACTTCGTGGTCTAGGTGTAGAGTATAATGTTCCGGTTCTTTCAGCAACGCAAACAACTCGAGGTGGATATGATAATACCGACGTTGACCTTACTGATACTTCCGAGTCTTTTGGCTTGCCTGCTACTGTGGATTTTATGTTCGCCCTTATTTCAACTGAAGAGCTTGAAAATCTTAACCAGATCATGGTTAAACAGCTTAAGAATCGCTACAATGATCCTTCTTATTATAAGCGTTTCGTCATTGGTGTTGACCGTAGCCGTATGAAACTATATGATGTAGAAGATACTGCACAAAAGAATATTGCAGATTCTGGTCAAGATGATGGACCATCTTTTGATAAATCATCTTTTGGACAAAGGATGAAACAAGCTGGAGATGGATTTAACTTTTAATCGTAAATGTGTTACAATAATACTAAGGAGTTATTATGAGTATGAATTGGGTAGCTGACATGCAGGCAATGCATCAGAAGTATGGTGTTAATCCTGTTGTTCGTGATTTTGATAGTGATAAGCTTATGGCTTTTCTAAAATTTAGAATTGACTTTCTTCAAGAAGAACTTGATGAAATGCGTAAAGCTGTAGTTGATTTTCAATCTGGAAAAATCAGTAGCAATAAAGCAGCAGATGATACAGTCGATGCTCTAATCGATTTATGTGTTGTTGCTATTGGAACTCTTAATGCCTATGACGTTAATGAGTATACTGCATGGAATCGTGTGTATGAAGCTAATATGGCGAAGGAAGTGGGTATCAAAGAATCTCGTCCTAATCCTCTTGGCTTGCCAGATCTAATCAAACCTGAAGGATGGACTGCTCCAACACACGAAGATAATGTTGGACTTCTAAATAAGGTATTCGTTTAATGTATTCACTCACCGTCTTTAAGTCTATCTTCGATAACAAGACAGATACGAGAGTTGACTTCGATTCTTTCGAGAAGTTTGAGAAATCACTGTATCATCTGTCTACTCTTCCTGGATACAAAGCTAAGCGCGGTGAATTTACTAACAAAGCATCACCTCTAATTTCTCCAGCGATTTATAAATCTGATACAACTAGAGCAAATGCTAATGTGATTGAATGGGCGTCATGGGCTGCTCTAGATGTAGATAACACAACATATGATGGAGATCTTGAGAATGAATTGGCTAGGCTTTATCCCAATACTTATTTTATTTGTTATTCAACTGCTAGTAGTAGTCGCAGTGCGCCGAAGTTCCGCTTGGTGTTCCCACTTACGCGAGCTGTTAGGTCAACGGAAATTAGGCACTTTTGGTTTGCACTCAACACCGAATTTGGCATGGTGGGAGATAGACAGACTAAGGATTTGTCTAGAATGTATTACGTCCCAGCGCAATATCCTAATGCTTACAATTTTATCTTTACTCATCGCTCAGATAACTATCTTGATGTTGATGCTCTTTTAAGAAAGCACGAATACAATGACAACTCTTCTTCTAATAGTTTTATTGATAGGTTGCCTCTTGAGATTCAAAAGGAAGTTGTAGCGCACCGTCAGCAGCAACTTCAGAATAATAAAAGAACTTATGAATGGAAGTCATACAGTGATTGCCCATTCGTAAATCGTAAACTTGTAAGTGAGTATAAACAGATCTCTGGTGTAGATGGTTCTGGTCGTTACTCAATGATTTATAAGATTATGACCTCGATAGCATGCAATGCTATTAAGAATAAGTATCCTATCACTGAGTATGAAATAGTAGATCTCGTACGCCAGCTTGACCGTGATACGTCAAATAGGTACGCAAAGCGACCTCTTAATGTAGAGGCTTCACGAGCCATAGAATTTGCTTATAAGAATGCCCTATAAGGCAAGAATATTCGTAAAACCCTGTACAAATATTCGTCTATTTGATATAATATTATTACAACTACTAGAGATTTGTCATGAATGATCACGATCGTAATAATCTTAACTTTCTTTTGACCGTAAGTCCCGAAGTCTTTGATGACTGGATGGATCAGGCTGATGAAGACGATATCGACTATGCTATTGAACTATTGCGCATGCGTAAATCGGAACTAACTGTTGAATTTCTCGACAAAACCGATGATGTAGAACAACTCATTGAAGCACAGTCTGCGTTATCTAAGTTCACGCTGAAGGGTTGATATGAGTTACATTAGTGAACTTGCACGAGTACTTAGAGATAATGAATACATTAAGATTTCTAAGAAAATTGTAGATCCTTATGTAAAGCCTATGGCTGACGATATCTATCCTTGTCCTATTCGAAATAGACAAGGACGTAGTTACGAAGAAGTTTATCGTAATTGCTCTAGAATCGCTGGTGAGTTTGCGCTTGAATCTGTATTGCTTAGTGTTGGCGAATTGTCTGAACGTAATCCTAACACATGGAATCATCGTGTAGAAGAAAGTTTTATGTATGACGTTGTGCACTATCGTCATCCTGATGTTTATAAACTAGAATTCAAACGCATGGTCAGTAAGTGGTTTTCAATGAAGCAAGAACAAGTTAGTACGTTCAGAAAACATACTGCAAAGCTAGATGCACTAGTAACTGGTTATGTTGATGAATTTTCAGATCACTATGGAATAAACTTCAGCCTCGTAATTAATCCAAAAACATTTGATAATTATTGGACACCTAGTCTTTATCGTAACGATAAAAAAGCAACTAATAATTATTATGATCATTTTACTGCGGCTAGACGTGGAGATTGTGTTATAATCAGAAGTATGGAAACCCGTACTAAAGAATACTATGATGACTTAAATTTTGTTAAAGAGGAATAATATGAAAGAAGGCAAACAATTTACTCGAGAATCAGCAAACATCCTGATGGAAGCTGCAGAACTTCAAGAACGCAAAGGCCAAGACTATCAGAACCCATTGAGTCGTGTACGCCAAGCCGATCACTATCCACGTGGCGTATATACTATTCTAGATACCATCAATGGTAAGATGCTTCGTATGTATTCGGTGTTGGAAACTATGGAACAAGGTGGCAAAGTTAATTTCGAATCAGTTGAAGATTCTGCAATTGACATGATTAACTATGCATCATTCCTCGTTGCATATATGCGTGGCGAAATCGATGGTCAAGAAATGGGTAAGGATATCTTCAATCGTCGTGTAACTAAGGAAACTCATCCAACTACGCAATTGTATCCTAGCAAATTCCGTGGAATGCCTAAGGAATCATATGTCATCAATGACATTGATAAGATTGGTGAGTATATTCCAAAGGGAAGGTTTGCAGAATGATGTTCACTCACAAACAAACTGTACATGAAATTCGTCAGGAATTTGCGCAACTTTATAAAGCCGGCAAGTTTGTAACTGATAAGTCTGGTGTAAAGACTCTTGAAATTGTAGGCGCTAGCTTCTGGGCTAACTCTCCTTTTATCTTTGGTGCAATAAATGAAGAGTACATCGAGCGAGAACTAGACTGGTATAAGTCTATGTCGTTAAATGTAAATGATATTCCTGGTGGACCTCCGGCGATTTGGAAACAAGTGGCAGACAAAGAAGGTTACATCAATTCAAACTATGGATGGTGTATCTATTCAGGTGAAAACAATAATCAGTTTCTTCATGTAGTAACTGAACTTGAAGATCGTCCAGATTCTCGTCGTGCTATTATGATTTACACACGTCCTACTATGTGGGGTGATCATAATAAGAATGGTCGTTCAGACTTTATGTGCACTAACACTGTGCAATATCTAATTCGCGATAATAGGATTCATGCAGTAGTTGATATGCGAAGTAATGATGCTTGGGCTGGTTATCGCAATGATTATGCTTGGCAAGTTTATGTTCTAGAACAAGTAACGCAAGAACTTCGCTATCGCGGAAAGTTCTATGACCGAGGCGAGATTATTTGGAATGCAGGTTCGTTACATATCTATGAACGTCAATTCTATCTCGTTGATAACTACATTAAGACACGCGAATTGAGTATCACTAAGGAAGAATATGACAAACGTCAAGAATTGGCAAAGTCGTTATCTATCGCTAGCTAAAGAAGTTTCTACTTGGAGTAAAGATCCAAGTAGAAAGATTGGCGCAGTTGCAGTAGGTTCTAAAGGCCAGATTCTTGCACAGGGTTATAATGGGTTTCCACGAGGAATTCTAGACTCAGCTGATAGATATAACGATAGATCTACTAAATATCGTCTCGTAGTTCACGCTGAAATGAATGTTATCTACAATGCAACATTTAATGGAGTGTCACTTGATGGCGCTTCATTGTACGTATACGGATTGCCTATATGTTCGGAATGTGCAAAGGGTATCATACAAGTAGGAATTAAAAATGTAACAGTATTTACTGATGATGCAGTACCAGATATGTGGACAGAATCATGGTCTAATACTGTAAGTATGTTTGATGAAACTAATGTGAAATACGAATGGATCCAATCTTAATTTAAGGATTATTTGAAATGAAACAAGAACTAGATGAAGCACTATGCGCTAAATATCCTTTGATATTTAAGAATCGTCATGCGCCAATGACTCAAACAGCCATGTGCTGGGGTTTCGATTGCGGCAATGGATGGTATAATATTATTGATATTTTATGTTCTAAACTAACTTCAAAGTATCGACAAGCTAAAGATAGATACGAATACATAAAACAATACTATGACACAAGTGGTAGCTGGCCTTGGAAAGAAGGTAAGCCAATTACCGCTGAACAAGTTGAAGAACGTCGTCTAGAAATGGAAAGACAAAAGGAATTAGTACCCGTTGCATCTCAAGTAAAAGAAAAGTTTGGTGGACTTAGATTTTATGTTGAAGGCGGTACAGACGAGCACTATAATTATATTTCATTTGCAGAACACATGAGCTATCGTACTTGCGAACAGTGTGGTTCTCCAGGTCGTACTTATTATCAAGGTTGGCATCGAACTCTGTGTGATGCTCATGCTGATGAAACTTACGGAGAAGATGCATCAGCAGAAAGAAATAAAACCGGAGAATGGAGCAAGGAAGAATGAAAATAGCAATCATTATGGGACGTGGCATCGAAGGATGTGGCGTCACTAAATTTACTGTTGAGCAAACTAAATGGATGGCAAAGAACGGATACGACTTTGTTGTCTTCTCGTCTAAGGACAAATCATGGACTCGTAAGAATGCTCATGATGTTTCGAACGTAGTACAGTTGAAGTTTGCAAAGCCTGAAGAAACTAACAAGATGATTGAGGGTTGTAACAAGGCTGATGTAGTCATCATCAATAGTCTGCCCTCGGTTGGTCACAGTGAGGAATGCATTAATCAGTTTAAGAGAGCACTAGATGAAATCGTCAAACCAGTTGTTCTCATTCAACATGATCACTCGTCACTCTCGATTAAGCGCAATGCTGCAATCAATGAGTCTGTTAGAAAAGCTAGCATTCTGTTTGGCCATAGTACTAGTAACGATTTCGCTAGGTATGTCTCTACAGTAACCGATGGCGGAGGTTTAGCAGGATTCTTTGAAGAGGATAACTCTAAGAAGATTCTTAACTTTCAACCAGGGATGGACTTCGATTCAGTAAGAGCTAAGTACTGGCTTGACATTGATCAGACCAGACCTCATATGCATAAATGGATTGGCCGTACCACAAGTTGGAAAGGCTATGTCCAAATGTTTAAGTTTCATAACGAATTCCTACGTCCAAATGGATGTATCACTACGTTCGAAGGAATTGAAAAATCTCCAGCGTATCTTGCATTCAGAGAACTATCAGAATTTAATGGTCACATCGCCGATGATATTAATACTGTGAACTTACAAAAGAATGAGCCGGCGTATGTGTTTGGCCCATATGTGAATGAGCAGATGCTATATCGCATGTCGGCATGCGGCTTTGGCTATCAGCTATCAATTCTCGATGAAAGATTTATTGAGCGTTCAATTGAGTATACTCACTGTGAAGTAGCATGTACTGGCGTAGTGCCAGTGTTCCGCAAGTCATATGGCGAACGTTGTACTCACCGTAAGTACGGAGATAAGTTAATCAACTGCAAGGATAATGGCACAGTATGGCTTGATGATAATGATATGCAACCAGCATATGATCTCATCGCTAAGTTGTCTAAGGATAACGTTATGCGAGATGAATACCGTAACATGGCTTTTGAATTTTATAAAGAACATCAAGACTCTGAGAATACCTTTGCTGAAATGATGCAGAAGATAAAGGATAACCTATGAAGCACGCCTTTATCGTTCCTTTGATTGGCGGTCAAGCTCTTGGTCAAGCTGCAGCGTTTGGAAGTAGACCTGATTATCTACTTTCATATACTCCGTTTACATCGAATGATTCTCATTTAGTTAATCACTATAAGGATGTACCATATATTCTACTCGATGAAGGCGGAAAGCATCCGCACTATGTAGACGTTGTTGGAACTACATGCCCATGCGCAGGATTATCTTCACTCAGTGGATATGCTAGTTCTGATGCTGCAGCCAATGAATGGATGTATACTACAACTACATATGTGCTTGAACAAATTAAGCCTATGGTATTATGGGGAGAGAATGCGCCAGGATTTGCGGGCAAACTTGGTAAACCTATCGTAGATAAGCTACATGACATTGCTACTCGCAATGGTTATACAATGTCTATCTACAGAACTAAGTCACTGTTGCACGGTGTTCCTCAGATTCGTGAACGATCTTTCTATTTCTTCTGGAAAGGTAAGACTGTTCCTCTGTTTAACTACTTTGATAAACCTCTTAATACAATCGAGAGCGTGTTCTATGGTGTGTCTAAGAATGCTTCTCAGCAAGTAGTTACTAACGAGAAGACTCCAAGCAAATGGGATCCTATGTATC